CCGACAAGCATCGGCGGATCGCTCTACATGCATAAAAAGCCGTGGGATGTGTCCATAGACAAAGAGCGAATGACGATTGGCTGCAAGTCCTTCTCGCATGTCGAATGGGTTGAATTCAGCGACTCAGAAATCTCGGAAATGGAACAAAGAGCGCTGGCGTTTTGGAAAGAAAATAAACCTGAGATGATGAGGTTGTGCGCGCACATAGCGCAATGAGCATCAACCCTCGGCGGTGAAGACCCCAAAAAACCGGACCCGGCTGGATATCACGTTCTCCCTTCCAGACCGGTCTAAAGCGCCGAGAGCATGACGCGACGCTGCCGACGAGGGCTTTACAGCAGCAACGGGACCAGCGCCGACCGGCTGGCGTAGCGGCACCAGACGAAAGAACCGCGACCGCCGGAGAGACGGCACCTAATAACCGACAGGAGGGCAAAACAATGAAAACGAAATGCCTGTGCGCCGAGGCCCGAGCAGCAGAGTCCGCTGCGCACGTCTCATTGTTGAACGCACGAGTTGAAGCACTGCGCCGACAGTGGCGCGAGCAGATGGACATCAGCGACACGCGGAGAGTCCAGATCGACGAGCTTCGCCGCCTGCTGGAAGAAGAGCGAGACAGCAAACTTTCGTTGCTCGCCACCATCTCCGAAGGGATCACCCGCGAAGATGCTATGCGCGAGTTGCTTTGCGAGGCGCAGGCAACAATCAAGCGTCTAGACGATGGCTTGGCGCAAGCGTGTGTCGCGAACGATTCGCTTGTAAGCCAACTTCGCGAACGCGACCGGCAGATTGCAGAGCTTCGCTCTAGCCTGATAAGCCAACTTCGCGAAAACGCCGAGCAGGCGCGCGCAGACCGCATCGGGTGGGCAGCATGAGCGCCGCGACCAACCAAGAAGGCGCTCTCGAAGCGCTAAACCGCGCGCTTTCTACGCTCGACGACGGCGACATGCGCGCCGCTGCCTATTGGGCGTCAATCGCCGCAGACACAATCGAGGCGTGTGAGCTGACGCCCGACGAACTGCGCGAACTCGCTGCGCCTCGCGACGATACGCATCTTGGCGAGAAGGTGTTTTTCGTCAGCGTCATCCTTGTGTTGCTTCTTGCCGTTGGCGACGTTCTGCGAGGGTTCCTGCAATGAATAGCCCAGGGTTCGGCGACGCAGCAACGTTCGGGCCGTTCGTCCGCGACCCGGCAGATTATCGCGGCGGCCCGGACGACGACGCATACACCACGGCCGGCCTGCTGCACGAGGTCAATCGCCTGATCGCCAAGGCGAACGACGCGATGGCCGCGAAAAACGAGGCCGGATGCAAGACGTACCTGCGCCTTCTGGTCGGCGAAATACAGCAAGCGCTCGATTACCACGACTGAGCGCCACAACCAATTGCCGGCAGAGTCTCGGCAGAAAGGAATCAACGATGGACCAGCACGAAAACCTACCCGCCGTCGCCCATGATGGCACCGGAAGCGCCATGTCATTGGTAATGGACGACGGCGCAATGGAAAGCATGATGACGGCCGCCAAGCTCATGGCTTCCGCGCGCGTCACCATTCCCAAGCACTTGCAGAACTCTACAGGCGACTGTTTGGCGGTGATCATGCAGGCGGCGCAATGGAAGATGAACCCGTTCGCAGTTGCGCAAAAGACGCACCTGACGCAAGGCGGCACGCTCGGGTACGAGGCGCAGTTGGTCAACGCTGTGATCGTGTCCTGCGGCGCAATCGTCGGCCAGCCAGAATTCGAGTTTTTCGGCGACTGGTCGAAGATTCTCGGGAAGGTCGCCGAAAAGACGAGCGAGAAAAGCGGCGGCAAATACTACGTGTCGACGTGGGACAGAAGCGCCGAAGCAGGGCTTGGCGTGAAGTGCATAGCGCGCCTCAAGGGGGAGTCCGAGCCGCGCGAGATTGAAGTGCTGCTGGCCCAGGCATGGCCGCGCTTCTCGACGCAGTGGGCGACTGATCCGCAGCAGCAAATCACCTACCTGGCCGTGCGAAAGTTCGCGCGCCGGTACGCCCCTGGCGCAATCCTTGGCGTCTATACGGACGAGGAAATGTCAGCGGATGATGTTGGCGAAAAGGAAATCAACCCGATGCCGGCGCCGGCCAGGCGCCAGACCGGCAAGCAAGCGGCTGAAGCGGCGAAGCAGCAGGCCGACGCCGAGGTTGACGCCGACGCGCGCTCCGGCCTGGTCGCCAAGCTGCAGAAGATCGCCGAGGAAGAGGGCGAAGTCGCCTATGCCGACGCGTTCGCGGATCTCGGGAAGGAGGGCCGGCTGACGGTCGGAGCAGACGAGCACAAGCGCCTGAAGGCGATCGCAGCCGAGACGACGCGGGCGATGCGCGAGATCGACGCCAAGCTGGCTGCTGAAGAGGCTCAAGAAGGTGGCGACGATGAGTGAGCAAGGGTCAGAAGCCTGGAAAGCAGAGCGCGCGGGCCGCTGGACGGCAAGCAGGTTCGCAGGGTTGATCGCTGCCGACAAGAAAACGGGCAAGCCGCTGAAGTCTCGCGCCGACGCCATCTGGAATTGCGTCGTCGAGCGCATGACCGGGCAGCCCGCTGATAGCGCTGGCGGGTTCGCGCTGCAGTGGGGAACCGAGGTCGAGCCAGCGGCGCGCGAAGCGTTCGAGCTTGAAACTGGCAAGGTCGTTCAACAGGCAGGGTTCATGGTGCATCCGCAGTATTCGTTCGCGGGCGCTTCTCCGGATGGGTTGATCGGTGATGACGAAGGATTGGAGCTGAAAAGCCCGTATTCGTCTTCTGTGCATCTTTCCAGGTTCATTGAAGGCGTGCCGTCCGAGTACCTAATTCAGATTCATGGCTGCATGTGGGTCACTGGCCGGAAGAAGTGGTACTTCGCCAGCTTTGACCCGCGCATGCCGCCGTCTCACAGGCTGCTGATCATCCCCGTCCTGCGTGACGAAGCGGTGATCGCGGCAATTGAATCGGCAGTCCTGGCCGCCGAATCCGAGGCGGACGAACTACAACAACGACTTGAAAGGATGGTGGCGTAATGGGAACAGAATTGACAGTACAGCAGCGCGCAGCGGTTGCGCTGGAGTCCAGCAAGGCGGCGGCCGAACTTCAGGCCCTCGCCGAGTCGTCGAAGGGCATCACGGCGATTACCAACCGGGCAGGAAGGGAAGAGTGCCACTCTGCGGCAATGGCGGCGCAGAAGGCGCGCACTGGCATCGTGCAGGCCGGCAAATCCGCGCGCGACGACGCAACCAGGTTCAGCAAAGCGGTCATCGCCGAAGAGGCCCGCTTGGTCGCAATCATCCAGCCGGAGGAATCCCGCCTGAAGGAGCTGCGCGACTCATGGGACGAAAAAGAGAAGGCCGAGAAAGCAGCGAAGGCTGAAGCGGAACGGCTGCGCGTACTGGAAATCTCGCATCGCATCGCGCTGTTCATTGCGGCCGCGAACGACGCGGCCCGTTTCGACGTTCCGGCATCTGTTGCAGGAGAAATCCTCGCCGAACTGCAGGCCATCGAAATCGACTCGTCGTTCGCGGAGTTTTTCGGTGAAGCAAAAGAGGCTCATGCCGCAGCCGTTGCCGAGATTCGAGCGACCGTCGAAGCCAAGCGGGCTGCTGAAGAGGCTGCAGCGAAGGCCCAGAACGAACGAATCCTGGCGAAGATTGCTGCAGAAGAGGCCGCCCGCGTCGCCGAACAGGTCCGCAAGGAAGAGGCGGCAGCGGCCAAGGCAAAGGCAGACGCCGAGGCTGCCGAGCGTGCCGAGCGTGAGCGCGTCGAGGCTGCCGCCCGCAAGGCCGAACAGGACAAAGCCGACGAACTGCGCCGGGCCGAGGCCGAGAAGCTGGCGGCAGAGCGCAAAGCGCTGGAAGAGCAGCGCGCCAAGTTCGAGGCGGACGAGGCTGCCGCAAGGCTGATATGGGAAATTGCCAGCAAGGAGCGCGAAGCCCAGGAGCGCGCCGAGCAGGAGGCAAAAGACGCCGAGGCGCGCGCTGAGCTCGACAAGCTTGAAGCGGCGAAGCGCAAGAAGCACGAGAAGGAAACGGCCAGAAGCCGCGACATCACGAACCGGCGCGAGCAGATCATTTTCCACGTCGAGCAGGTAGAAGACTTGCAAATGCTCGCCGACATTTACGCGGCGGTCGTCGCGATCGTCAACGACGAAACGAAGGAGGCAGCATGAGCGGCGCATTTATTTCAAGCTGGTTGCGGATGATGTTCTCGGCCATCACGGCAAGGCCTCAAATCGACCCGAGCCAGTGGGCCCTTCCTGACAGCACAGCGAGCAGCACCAACGGCCAGCGCGGCGGCATTGCCCATGCCAAGCGCCAGGCACTCAAAGCCAAGCGGCGCAAGGCGCATCGGAGGAATTGCAGATGAACGTCATAACCAATGCGTTTAAGGCGGCGGTGGTTGCTAGAACGCCGCTGTGCCCGTATTGCGGAGAGAAGTCAGCGATGGCTTCTGGCAAGGAGATATACCCGCGCATTCCAAGCCTGTACCCGCTGAACTTTTGGAAGTGCGCACCTTGCGGCGCCTATGTCGGATGCCACAAACCGAATAAGCGCATGGGGCTCGATGGCACGGAGCCGCTTGGTCGCCTCGCCAATGCAGCACTTCGCGAAGCAAAAAGCGCGGCGCATGAAAGCTTCGACCCAATCTGGCAAGAAGGCGACATGTCGAGAAATGCCGCATACAAGTGGCTGGCAGACAGCCTTGGTATCAATGCGGAAAAGTGCCATATCGGAGAGTTTGATGTGGACACATGCATGCGCGTCGTAACCCTGTGCGCAAGCAGGTGTGGCGGAACAGGGCAGCGCTGCCGGTAACGATCAACGGGGCGAATGCGCAGGCTGATGCGCGCGATGAGCGTCAGGTGGTCATGCGACGTAACGGAGAACAGGAGAAGCCCTGTCGACCTGACATGCCGGGGATCAGCGCCGGCCGCCCCACCAAGCAAAGGCCAGTTAGCGTAATTAGCGCGATAGGACCGCAACCTGTTGTGTTGGTAAAAAAATCCAACACTGGCCACCCAACACCAACAACGAAGGAAATACAGCATGGCAAGTTTGAATAAAGTCCAACTCATTGGCAACATGGGCGCCGACCCGGAAATGCGCTACCTGCCAAACGGTGACGCGGTTTGCAACATCAAGGTGGCTACGTCGGAGCAGTGGAAAGACAAATCGACCGGAGAGAAGAAGGAAGCAACGGAGTGGCATCGCGTCGTTTTCTTCCGCCAGCTTGCGGAGATTGCCGGCAAATATCTGAAGAAGGGATCGTCTGTATATGTCGAGGGGAAGCTGACGACGCGCAAATGGGCCGACAAAGACGGCATCGAACGCTACACGACAGAAATTACCGGCAACGAGATGAAGATGCTTGGCGGCCGGCAGGATAGCGGCGGCGAGAGCGCGCCAAGGAAGCAGGAAAGCAGGCCAGCACCGGCCAGCACCGGCCAGGCTGCGGCAAAGAAGCGACCATCGTTTGAAGACATGGATGACGATATCCCGTTCTAGGAGCGAAGACAGTGACACCAAAAGCAAAACAAAATCGCCAGGCGATTGACTGGACGGACAAAATGCACATTGTCATTGCGGGATATAATGCAGGGAAAAACACCAAGCTAATTGCTCAAGAGATTGGTGTATCGCTTGATACCACATACCACAAAATATCACGCCTTGTTAAATCCGGCGAGCTTCAGAGAAGGGGAAAGACTCAGCGCTTTCTTACTGAAGCCGAGAAGGACATCATTCGGAAAGAATATGCGACATGCGACACAAAGGAGCTTGCTGAGCGGCTGAACATGGAGGGCGGACACCTTCGGACGTTCGCTGGATACCTCGGACTGAAGCGCGACAAGGCGGCAAGACGAGCGCAGCTTATCGCCGGGCGCAACAAGGCGGACGTTATAAAGCTGGAAGCCACCAAGGAAGACGTGACCGAGGGCAAATTCGGCGTTTTTCACCGCAGGACGCTCGCTGGCGGGATTGAGTATTGGAACGCGAAAACGAGCACGAGAACGCATACGGTTGTCTGGTCGGTCTGATTTTTGGGGGGGGGTACGGTAATGGCGGGAAGTTTGGACCTGGATGACGTTGCAGCAACAAGCGAGACAGCAAAGGTCGAGCTGGCCAGCTTGCGCGGATTTCTGGTAGCAAGTCATAGGCGGTGCGAAAGACTCGAAACCGCGCTGCGCATTGCCGCTGACGAGCCGAACATCGACCGTGCCCGGGCGATTGCTGATGCGGCGCTGAAGGAAGTGGGTTAATGATGAATACAAGCCTGCTTCCCTGCCCGTTTTGCGGCGCAGGCACAACGGAGATTATGCCAAACGGCAGGACATGGACCGGGATGAAGTACGGCGAGCCGACATCGTGGAGCGTGCGCCACTGGTGCGCGGAGATTCCTGGCCCGTCGCGCATGATCGAGCGTGTTGGGCGTGATAAGGCGCAGGCTATCGCTCGGTGGAACATGAGAGACGGGAAGGAGGCCGCAGAGCAGGCAGAGCACCGCGGAGACATGGAATTGGCCGTCAAGATTCGCAAGTTCCAGTTCCGTGACGCTCGACCGAAGGCGGCATCAGAAATGAAGCTGGAAGACGCACAACGGCTGCTCGGGCACAGCAAAGAGCAGATGACGAAAGCAGTTTATCGCCGGATTGGAGAGAAGGTGAGGCCGACGAAATGAGCGAACGCATTACAAGCAGCACCCTGCTACCTTGCCCGTTCTGCGGGGAGTCTGAAATGCTTTATGAGCATACGTCGGACCCGGAATACGACGGAGACGGATTCGCGCACGAACTTTGCTGGATTGAGTGTGAGCGGTGCTCAACAGGTGGTCCGAGCGTCGATCTCTCAACGGAAAGCGACGAACTTAGCGACCATCAGCTCGTGCGCAACTCGTGGAATCGCAGGGTAGTTACTGAAACCTCCCACCAATCAACTGAAACCAACGAGCAGAGAAAGGGTTAGGAACGAAATGAGAACAGAACATGGAGAGTACAAGAAGGGCGAAATTCCGAAGTGCGCAATCGAGCCGTGCCCGGTCTGCGGGTCAGATGCCGAGCTTTGGCTGTTCAGCGACGACTTCGAGAACGGACCGATCAGCAAACTGATGATGTGCACCAACGGCGAGAAATTCGGCCCACAGGAAGGGTTCGTGAACGAAGGGTGTTTGCTCTACATGCCGCCCGATGAATTCCACCGCCACAGAGCTGCCGATGCTGTGAAGTTCTGGAACGAGTATGCAAGGGCTTTGGTCGCTCAGCGCACCAAAAGGAACGAAGGAAGCTTTGAGATGCGCCGCCGTCTCTACAAGGCGCTGGAAGACTGCCAGCCATACCTGAAAGATGGCGAGACGCCAGCCGAGTGCATTGCGCGAAATCGTGCTGACCTAAGTATTGCATTGGGTCTACTTGCACAAGAGAAGCAGAAAAACGAGCCGCTGCCTTTACGATCAAAAGCTGGCGGTTACTATTGATCCGCGAAGAGGCTGACGCAGATGGTTACTGAAACCTTCCACCAACCGACTGAAACCAACGAGCAAAGAAAGGGTTAGGGGGCGAAATGACTTTTGAAGAATGGCAACAGAAACACGGGCCAAACGGCGGCGCATACGATATAGAAATGATGCGTGCCGGATGGGACGCAGCAACAAGGATCGAGCGCGAGGCGTGCGCCGACGCTTGCGAGCGCGAGCACGTAGGCGAGGATGTGCACGACGATTGCGACAACGACGGCGACAGGGCCTACAACCAAGCGCTACGGGATGCAATGAACAGCATCAGGGAGCGCGGAAAGTGAAAACAAGGCGCTACGTTCAGCGCTACGACGGAGAGCCATTCAGCGTAGCCAGCGGCGAGACTCACAGGATTTCTTGCTGCGACTGCGGGCTGGTTCACGACATGCTTTTTGTCAGCACAGACGGCGAGCCGATAAGTGTTACGGCGAACAGGAACAATCGGGCGACAGCGCAACGACGAAGGAAAACGGGGGCAGACAAATGAACATCGAAGCAATGGCAAAAAAGGCTGGATTCAGCCTGAACAACGGCAGCAAGTGGGTCAACGTAACAGGGGCTGACGACAATCTGCGTCGGTTCGCGAAGCTGGTTGCTGAGGCGTGCGCGAAGATTGTTGATGGCGTACCGACCACAATGGATTGGAAGCCAGCGATTAAAACATCCAACGGGTCTTTTTACAAAGGCTCTCCGATGTTTTATGAGACTCGTGCGCTAGCAGTAGAAATCAGAGCAAGGGGCGGCTAGGTTACTGAAACCTTTCAGTAAAGTTACTGAAACGATTTGATGACGAAAGGATTGCAGGTGATCCACGGAAAAAGCCGCGCTCAGAATATGTCGTTCGACAAGTGGATAGTAACGCAGACAACTGGCGTTGCTGCCTGCGATCATGTCACATACGGAAGAAAGGTATGGGACGCCGCCATATCGTCGGCAGCAGATAGTATTGCGCAGCTTGTTGCAGACAGAATAGAGTATTGCGAGATTACCGAGGACAACAACAGAAAGGATGAAGACATGGTGGCTGAATGGCGTATTAGGGCAAACGAAGACGCCGAGATTGGCAGAGAGCTTGCCTATTTGTTCGACGAGTAGTGGCGAAGAACCATAACAGCAAATTGCAAAGGTGATGAAATGAACGATTGCAGCATTTGCGGGAAGCCGATAGACGATCAGAAGCTGTTCGTCTCGGACGGTGACGGCGGGCACGCTCACGGCCATTGCCACGAGCGCCGGAACCCGCCAAAGATGGCGGCAACAATTTTCGAGGCTGCCAGAGGTTTCGGCGACTCGATCCTTGCCGCCAGGGTGATAAAAGACCTTGTGCCTCATGAACTGGCAGAGCAGATCATTGCCGAATTTAACCGCCGGTCACGCGCTCAGTGGCAGCGCAGATGCGAGGAATGACGAAATGGAAACGATGAGTCAATTCGCGAACGAGAAGGACCTGTGGAAAGCGCGCTGCCTTCGTATGGCAAGGGCGCTGTCGGCAGTGATGGACCGCACGCACGACCACGACATCCAAGCAGCTACCGGACTGCCGAATTGTCAATGTGAAAGGATCGCAGAGGCTCGGGCAGATGCCGAGGAAATTATCGGCGACGAGATGCGCCAAGGCAGAGTGGTGACGGGATGAACAAAGAATGGCTAGAGACAGTCCGCGCACTGGCGCACAAGTCGACGCTTGGCGATCTACTGATGATCGCCCCTCCTGGTGGAGATGAGAGCAAGAGCATGCGGCGCCGGCTGGATTTGCTCGCGGACTTCGCGCAGCACGTTGTGGAGAGCGTCGATGATGACGAAATGCGGGCGGCGAAGTCTAGCCGTAATGAATGTGTGGCATATCAGGATCGGGCGGTACGGACGCGCCTTTGCGCAGACCCCCGACAGCCAGGTTGCGCGGATCGCCCTATGGTTACGAGGATGGCGACCGACTCACCATCACTGGTGGACGAAGCCAAGCAAGGCGCAGAAAATGCTAGAGAAAGTGATTTCGTGATGAGATATTGGCAGCACGGCGAAACAGGCAGATTGTGCGCGATGGAAACGTCGCCAAGCCCAAGGTACTACGAAATAACCGGCGATCAGTATGAGGCAGCGACTACCGGCAGCCATTCCGAGCCGCCAACACCGGATCGTCGAACCGGGCCGCCTGATCGCAGATTGGCTGGCCACGGCCTGTTGTGGCTTGGCTTTGAAGTGGAGAGGTCGAGCGCTCCCGGTCGCCGATCGACGGACAGATACTTTCGCCAAGAGCCTCAGCCGCCCGCCGATCGTTGCACATGACCCGCGCAGCCGCTTCCCGCTGCCCGATACCGTCGAGTAGGCGCGCAGTCTCGCGGAGGTTGCACGGGTCGTCTTCGACGCTCCCGCCACCCGACACCCCGATGCCGATGACCGCCACGCCGGCCGATACCGAAATCCTACATGGCGCAGTGGCGTTCATCGTCGGCGCGTAGGCGTCTGGCACTGTGCGCAGCGTTGTCGTCTTGCCGCCGCCACCAGATGCCGCGGGCGCCGGCTGATTCACCGTCACCGCGACTTGCTGCGCGGCCGTCTGCGCCGTTTTCACGGCAGCCCCTGCCGATGATGCCGCCGCCGCTTGCGAAGCCGCCCAGGCGCCAGCATTCAATCCTGCGGGCGCGTCTGCGGCGAATGCTATCATTGTGGCGAGCGACAGAATTAGCCCGAGCAGCATCCCAACAAATAGCGCCTTCATTCTCATTCTCCAATCGCCTTTGTCTGGCCGCCCTGATTCGGCTGGATTTCTGTCTTGATGTCGACAAGCATTTTCGTCTGCAGCGCGCCAATGCCGACAATCGCGGCAATCAGTATTGGTCCTATCGCCCTCGCAATTGACGCCAGAAACGCAGCCGCCTTCGACCCGTACTTGGCCGTTTTCCACGCCTCCATAGGTTCCTTCAAGTCCATGTCGAGCTTGTCAATAGACGACTGCAGCCGTGACATCTGGATTGCCTGATCTGCGTGCCTGGCCGCCTGCTGCGCTATGGTCTGGTCGAGCTTGTCGTGAACTTTGACAAGAGCGTCAGCCATTTCGTCGGCCAGCTTTCTGTCTGCCTGCTCTGCGCGGTCGGCGACCTTGCAAAGCTCTGCCCGAAACCTGTCGACGTCGTCAGAAAGAGCATTTACGCGCACCGTCAACATGCGGTGCATTTCCTCCTGTTCGCTTGTCATCAGATGACGATCTTCAAGTCGCCGCCAGTGCGGTAAATGTGGCCAACCGCTAACCCGCCAGAAATAGCGGCCGCGTTGTCCGCATATTCTGGCACCCCGCCCCCTCCGCCTCCGCCCGCGGCGATCGCCTCGAACGATCGTTTCCAAAAGATGAACATCCAGTCGTCAAACCTCTGATCTGATTTCGGCACTGGCGGGGATACAATGACCGTCACTTTTCTACCTCGTAGGCAAGCACATGAACTGGGAGCATGTTTTCATTCGTCTGGCGATCGTCTTCGTTCTTGGTGTCGTGGTGCACGCTCTGTATCGCATCTTGACCGGGAACTCGCTCAACGACGACGCGCTCTGGTATCAAAAGCAGAAGCGCGAGGAGCGCCGCAGGAAAAAGGCCGGAATCTAGCGCCCTGCGGCGGCCCCTGTCGCTGCGCTACCGAGCAGCAACAGTTCGTTCAGGCGCCGCGACCTGGCTGGCGTTCCGCCGGCGGTTCTCGGCACGTCGGCGCGCATGGCTGCCGACAAGTTGGCGCCATTCTCTGCCTGCTTTGACGCCCACCTGGCCGCCCCTACCGCTTTTTGAACGATCTTCGGCGACATCTCAAGAGCCCAGTTCGCAACCCCGGAGGCAGAGCTGCTGTTGTTCACGGCCGACCCTGACGGGGGCGTTTCCATGTACGCGCCAACGCGGCCAATGGTGCGCATTTCGGCAATCTCTGCTGGCGAGAAAAAGGGCTCAAGTTTCGCTGTGCCGATCTGCCGCAGCCGTTTATTGAATCTCTCTGGTGAGAAGATTTTATCACCGGTAATGTTCTCGCCAGTCGATGCTCTGCGCAACTCTTCGCCGATTTGCGCGCGCGCCTGCTGGTAGGAGCCTGGCGCATGCTGTTTGAGAAGCTTTGCCAACCCTCGTAGTTCAAGAACGTTGCCGTTGATGATGAAGCGATTGACGAACTTGTCAGGAGGAACGCTTCCGTCTGCGGCGGCCTTAATTGCAGGAATAGCATCTAGTAGCTTGAATCGCTCAGCCGCCATTTTCACCGCTGGCGCGAACGGGCCGCCGGTAACGTCGACATCGGTCTGCGCCCGATTCAGAGCGCCGCGCAATTCAGACAGCGCGCGATTTGTGGCCGGGTCATGCCCCGCGTTGTCGCTCAACACCTTGCGCAGCTTGTCAGCCTCTTCAAAGTCGAAAATGCGGCGTTGCGTTCCATTGTTCAGGCCAAGGGCCTCGAAGCTATTACGCACCCCGGTCGGCACTTTGTCACCAAACCTTGATAGGACATCAGCGTAATCCTGCGATAACCCCTGAAGAGGCAGATTTAGCGACTTCCCGGCGCTGGCACGTGATACGCCATATTCAGCAGATACGGCACGCTGCATGGCCCTGTCGATATTGGAAAGGTCGCCAGATATCTGCTGTCCGGCGTCAAATATCTCTCTTGCCCCGCTCGAAAATGCGCCAAGCCTGTCACGAATCCCCCTTGTCTGCCCTGCCAAGCGCGCGGCGATCGGCTCGCCAGCACCGGCAATGCCGCGCAGATTCTTCTCGCGGGCGAACTGCATCGGATCCCGGGTGATCTGCCCGAGCAGAGGTTGCTGCCCGAGCGCTTCAAAGTCCGCCTTGCGCAGCGCCGCGGCCGTGTCGAGCACCTGATTCTGCGACAGCGCGTGCTGCGCCTGCGCGCGGAGCTGGTACAAGACCGATTGCGGGATGTCGTCAATCGACTGTCCGGCCTCCGCCGCTGCGCGCGCGATGGCCTCGTCTGCAGCGTGCGTGCCTGGCGCTCCGGCAATCGGCGGAAGGCCGCCCGCAGGAGGGGCGCCAGAGCCTTGAAACATGCGCCCGATCCTATCCCCTACTGCGCCGGCAACGGGCGCCAGCACAGCCCCAGCGGCGCCGCCAACGGCAGCTTTCCCGGCCGTCTTGCTCCAATAGTTTTCCGTGTCGGTTTCGGGTGTCATTGCCGAGCCGACTGCGCCGGCCGCTGCGCCTGTTCCGGCCCGACCAATGAATCCCGCAGCGGCCGGGATGCGCGAAGCGAGCGCAACATTACTCGGCGCCGCGAGGTTTCCGGCGAAGCGCGCAGCGTCGAACCCGTCGCGGCCAGCGCTGGCCCGAGCAGCTTCGTACTCTGCCTCTTTGGCTTTGATTCCAGAATTCACGCTATCGCCGGCCAGCGACCGGATGACTGGCAGATTTGCAGCGAACTGCACCGCTCCAACAACCGGGTCAGCCATGCCCTGCATCACGCCGCCGATCGCCGATCCGCGGAGGTTGCCGCTCGGGCCGAACGTCTCGGCGAACCAATTGGCCGCGCCCTGGTAGGCGTCGGTAGCCGCTTGCTTTGCCGTGTCAACCTTGCCGCCGAACTTTGCCGCCAGTCCGCTGTAGTCTGGCGACGGCGCCGCGGTAGGCGCGGCCGGTTGCCCTCCGAACTGCTTGGCCACTTCTCCGTATCCGCTCATAGACCGGCTGCCTTCCGAAATCCGTCCGCGTGCGCTGCGCTCGGGAATGTCAGCACTTGGCCATCAGGCAGAGCTACTGTGTTTCCGCCAGCGCCGGCCGTGGCTTTCCTGTCGCCGGAAATGGCCGCCTTGCGCGCCTCGAATTCTGCGCGCGCCTGTTCGTAGCCGTGCGCGCCTTCTGTCTTCAGCGCAGCAATTACAGCCTGCCGGTTGCTCTGCTTCTGAGCAATTGTCCCTTGTTCGTCTCCTGGCTGCGGGAAATACTGCTTTCTCGCGTTGTCGAACTCCTCGGGAGAAATCACCGCGCCAGACTCTCGACGAAGAACGGCATTGATAAAGTTCCTCTGCGCCTGCTCCACCTTCTGCTGCGGTTCGCTTTGCGTCCAGTTGGCCAGCGTCCCGAGAGCGTCGCCCATGAACGGCACCGCCTCTGCCGACCTTTTGATCAACCCTGGTTGAACTTCCCCATTGCCGCCGATCTCGCGAATGATTGCGTCGGAGTCGTTCGCCCGAACCCCGAACCCCGCCGCCTTACCTTGCGATTCGGTAAGCGGCTTTGCTCCGCCAGTCGATTGCAGCGCGGCGAGCTCCACCCGCTTTTTGTCGATGTCCAGCGCGCCAGAGTCAAGCCCCTGCTGCTGCTCGGCGCGCTTGATGGCCAGGTCTTGCGCGCGCTGCGTCGCGAGCTTGCTGGCTGCGTCATCTACTCCGTAATCAACGCGCCGACCGTTGATCATCGCCGACAACGGCTGGCCCTTGATCGCGTAGCCCTTTCCTTGGCCGAAAATCTCGATCGGCTGCGAGTAGTCGAGCTGCGGGCTTTGCCGGCCCGCGCCGCCCTGCGGAGAGGACTCGAACTGATACTCTGCGCCAGTCGTGTTGTTGCGCAGCGTATTCATTGGCAAAGGAGCGGCGTCGGGCGCCATCTGGCCGGCCGTCACGAGGTCGCGCAAGCTCATCAGTCGGCCGATTCTGTCCATGGAACCTTGGTCGTACATGGCCGCCCCTTACCAGATATTCGGGCGAACGAGCCCGGTTGACGTCGCCGTGCTGGAAGCCAATTGGTTCGCCTTCAGTCTCTGGTCATTCGCCGTCGTCAGCGCCGAAAGCGCGAGCGATCCTCGGTTTTGGTCTGTTCCTGCGCGCAGCCCATATTCGCTGTTTGCAAGCCCCTTCAACCCAAGGTTGTACTGGTCGCGCTGCCCGGATAGCGCGCCCAGGCGGCTGACCTCGTTCCCGTATTCGTCCGATGCCAGCCCCTGCCCGTACTGCGCGAGCGCCGCCAGCGTGTTTCCGCTGCCAAGCATGCCCTTGGCTGCCGCGCCGCGCTCCAGCGCCTGCTGGCCCTGGTTGAAGCGGAACTTGTACGCATTGCTGTCGCTGATCGAGTTCGGGTCATTGACTAGCTGCTGCAGTCGCTGTTCGTACGGGTTTGACGTTTGCGTGCCGCTTGCTGCGCCACCCGCTGCCGACGATGCCTGCGGGTTCAGGTACTGCTGAATCTGCGCCAAGTAATCGGTGCTGCCGATCAGATTTGACGGGTTCGATTGCTGCTTTGCGAGCGCCTGAGACGACAGCTTGCCTTGCAGGTCCTGGCCGCTTATCGGCGCTTCCCACCATCGCGATTGGTTGATGTAGTTGCCATTGCCGAGCGCCCGATAGCCGGCCGCCTGCGCCGCTTCGTCGAGCCCGCCGCCGCTGCCAGGGTATTTCGCCCCGAGCCCGTGAAAATCCATCGCTGATTGCATTTTTTCCTCTCAGTCCAATTCGAGCGCTTCAAGCTGCACCGGCAATGCGGCGATGTGCAGCACTTCAAAACTTCTGCGCCGATACGCCCCGCACCGCCGAATGCGCGCCTGCACCGACGACAGATCAACAGGACGGCAGGCCGAGTTCGTCGTGTAGTCGTCGTCCGACCATCGCAGCATCGCCTCGCCGCCCTGCTTCTCGCCGATGACGCGAATCTGACCAATGCTCTTGTAGTTCTCGTTGCCGCTGTCGAGCTTGCCTGTGCGGAGCTTCAGCGCGATCGGGGCGCCGTCGTCGGTGTAGGCGGCCGGAGTGATTTCGACAAGCGCTCCGGTCGTTTCGTGCAGAACAAGGTCGCGGCCGGCCGCAGACACATAGTGCGTGTACCGGAAGTAGCCCTCGTCGTACCCGGTCGCCGTAATCGTGCCCGTCGCCGGGCTTGCGGCGCCGCTGGCGACGCTGAATATGAAGGCGTCGGCGGATGTGACGCGAATCTGTTTCAGGCCGTTGTAGTCGCTTGGCGTTGCCCCCGCGATCGTGACCGCCGCCCCGTCTGCGTAGCCGTGCGCCGTGCATGCCGCGGTCGCCACGCCGCCCGACTGCGTGAGCGTGCATGACTTCGGCGTTTGCGCCGTCAAGCTCGACCATTGCGCCCAGGTTCCAGCCGTCGCGTCATAGGCCAGCGTCACGTCAATGTCGCGCAGGCCCAAGATGTAGAACGAATGCCCGGACAGCTTGACGCCATAGGCGTAGACGCTCGATAGGTCCGACGTTGCCAGGATGCGGTCAATGTCCGGCGTGCTGACAAGCTGCTGTTGCAGGCCGACCATTTTGTGGACCGCCCGCCCCTTCTGCCGAGCTTTCGACACCCAATAGACCGTCTCATCAAGCTCCGCGACCGACTCGCCAACAGCGCAACCCACCAGCGTGAACGCGGACAGCACCGGCGACAGCGGCGAACCTGTCGGGTTGCCAACGTCGTAGAAAAACTCCGTCGACCATTCCTTGAATGCGATCAGGTAATTCTGCGACTTTGCCAGCGCCACCCCGCCGCCAGGCTCGATCGCAGCCGTTATGAAGTCCAGCGCTCCCCATGCTGTCGGGTCATTCAGCCCGCTGTTATAGATAACGGCATTCTGGTCCATGACGAAGAAATACCCGTCCAGATAGGCGACCCCTGGCACCGTCGTTCGCCCGCCCTTCGCGGTTATCGTGCCCGTTGCCGGCGTCGTCGGAGTCCCGGTGACTGCGTAAGTGAAGTGCGTCGCATCAGTGACGGTAATCAGAACGCTGCCGTTGTATTCAGCTTGTGCAGCGCCAGCGATTGTCACGGTCGATCCAGATTGCCAGTTGACTGGCGCAGGCAGCGTGACCGTCGCAGTCGACCCAGTTCGCGTTATGCTTGTCGGCGTGACCGTGCTCCATCCGGGATAATCTGCGTCGGTGATTTTTGTCAGCACGTTATTCTCGAAATTGAATGCATCGTATGCAGATTTGAAGAACAGGCCGAAAACTGACTGCTCGGCGACATACCCCATCATGTCGAATGGCTGTCCAGCAACGGTCACGGCGAGGACTGGCATCGTTGTCTGCTCAGAAGTATTTGACCGTGACCGATCCAGTCGCAGGGCTTGCCGCTGGCGTTCCGGTCATGTCGTAATAGAGCGCGCCAGTGGCCGAGCTGGCCAGAGGGTTAGCGTTCAGGTAGGCGTCGAAAACCCCGTTGTATTCTGGCTCGTTTGCGCCAGAAACCTCGATTCGCCTGCTGATCGCTGCCGGGCTCAAAACCCCAACGCCAATGGTTGCGACCGTTCCAGAAGAGGTAATCGTTGCCGACGTCTTCGTTTTCCTTGTTAAGATCGCTGCCGGCCCAGAGAAAATATCATAGCCGAGCGGAGAGCCGACAGCTGGGATTGCTGAAGGGACATAGCCAGCCGTCCAGTTGACAGTTGCGTTCGACACTCGACTGTCTGCAGCCAAGATGAACCCGCCAGATTCATACATTCCCGTCGGAAGATATCGCGCCGTTGGCCCGGACCCGTTCGGCGGTATTCCTCCAGAAGATCCCCAGCAGATAACTCCACCAAGCGCGGTAATCGTTTCGTCAAAACTTTTGACGGTTGCTGCGGTACTCGCCGCGACAGCCCCGCGCAGCTCGCCCGACCATGGTCCAGGAGAACTTGGCGGCAGGTACATATTCGCGCCGCCATAGATGTCGCCCATTCCATAGCCGGGCTTGAACGTCGCCACATACCTGGCACTTCCAGGGGGCGATGCGCTCCAATACGCGTCGCCACCACCAGGCGACGTTGGCGGGTTGTCGATCATCGCGTAATAGCCGCCGACAAGATCGCCTATCGCCACGGACGCAGGAGGAGGGCTGCTGACGTCAATCACGCTGAATTCGTCGCCGTAGATCAGATAAAGCAGCGATCCGCCGAACCCGCTCTGTATGGGCGTCGTGAAATCCCACCCGGTAGCAAGCGCTCCGGGCCGTTTCTTGACTCTCGTGACTCCTCCGCGCGTTTCCGTGTGTGCATTGATCAGGCGCGCGTCTTTCGTCGTATCGCTGATCGAGGTTTTCAGGTCAGTGGCGAGCGGCAGTCTCACGGCGTCAGTATCCACGCTTCGCGGCCGGTCTTGATCATCAGCGATCGCGCGTTGCTTGCCTGGCCCGCCTCGCGCGCGGACACTTGCAGTCCGGCAAATATCGGCGACAGGTCGTCGTCTGCATCCTCGATTATCGGCTCACCAACGGTCAGCGTGAAGGCGTGATCGCCAACGACTGCAACGGCTTTCCCGGCGACACCCGTAAAGCACTGCGCATCGCCGGCCGTGACCGATCCTCGAGAGACGACTCCCGCGCGCTTGAATGCCGATGTCTGGCCGTCGCCCTCAGCCTGCGCCGCGGCATTCACAATCAGCGCGCCGGCCGCCAGCGATCCGTCACGGCTTTCGATGTCGGCGGCGAGCGGGATTCTCACCGATCAGTACCCGGCAACAAATGCCGCCAGCGAACCGCCGCAACCGCCCGCCAGCGCAATATCAAAAGTCGCTGCCTGATTCTGAGTGTTGTTCGCCCGCTTGATGTCCGCCAGCGCCTCGTCTGCCGCGTCGATCACGCGCTGACTCAGCGTAACTGCTGGGTATTCTGGAGCCAGCTCGACAGCCAGCGCATAGACCAAAGCGCGCTCGTAGCCGGGCGGAAATGCCAAGTCATCGTTGATGTCGGCGACCGCGCCAAGCTGCATGTTTATAGCCAACGTGACCGTCAGCGCCTCAAGCGGAACAGGCCAGAACCGCAGCGTTCCGTCAGGAAACGTCGGCTCGTAATAGACGGCTTCCGGAAGTTGCGATTCCGTCGACTTCTGCAAAATGTCGTTCCACTGCTGCTGTGTCAGCGGAACAACTGGATAGTCGATTCCGCCCCGCGTCACGAAGGCGCCATTCAGCGTAATCGGCCGCGCGCCGTCGAAGTCGGCGCCGCTGCCAATGGTGTATGTCTGCTGACTTGGAACAAGCGTGTAGGAGGCATTCTCAAGCCGATACAGAGTCAGCCCTTGAAGATTCCAGCTTTCGATAAGCTGATTCAAAGCGGCCAGCGCATCCGACTGCTCGCTCGCGTCTGGCGCCTCTCCGGCCGCGACTGCGCCTATCTTGCGCAGCGCAGAGGTTACAAGCTGAAGGGCAGTTGTCATTTTTTGTTATCCGTTGCCTGGAGCGTGATGACGCCGGGTAGATTATTGGCGAGGGTAGTACTGCGCTGCCGTGTTGTTGGCATGGTGTAGTGGTCTCCATGTGGCGTTTGCGCGGGCTGTAAAGCTGTTAAAGCGGAGTGTCGGGTTGTCGACACTATTAGCGATATTTTTCCATATGTTTATCCGCAGACCTCTGCTTGCTCAATCAACCATGTCGTCCACTGCGGGATCAATACCGCAAGAGCGAAAATATTGAGTAGGTGTCATTACCTCCACGTCGCCAGACAACTCATACTCCGCTATCATTGCGCACCAGCGCTTTAGGTGCTCCTCATAATACGAGGTAGGTCCTGGATATGTATCACCGCCTCCTCCAGCCACGGCGTTGTGCATATACACCATCACAGCCTGGCCCCGCAAGATACACCCTCGCAGGGCTGCATCAGCATTCCAGGAGTTTTGTGTTTCTATTGCTATGGACGGCAGATACAGAGGGCCAAGACCTGGTATCCACGACGACATGAAGTTGCCGCGCAAGCCTCGTGCCAGCTTATACCCCTGTGCCCTCATTTCCGTAACCACAGCGTCATTATAGTCGTTATATGGGTACGCCATATAACGCCCGATGCTGGGGATTCCGTTTGCCCTTCCGTAGTTTCGGATTTCACGAATTAGCCGCTGTAGCTCAAGAGTTGTCGCAGTGGTAAAGCTGTCGTGCGACGCACCATGCCCCCATAACTCATCACCCTCAGCTTGCAGCTTTTTCAGATCAGAAAGAGCTAATCGACCGCTCGTAAGCCCCGATGTAGTTGATGCTACTATATTATGCACAGCATTCCAGCCGTATCTTCTTAGCACCGGCGTAAATATGCTTAGTGTGGAACCTACCCCATCGTCAGTGCAAAAAATAACAACAGAGGTACACCATTTTTTTTTCGCTGTATGTATTGCGCCAACGTGAATTGTGCGCCCTCCGCAATTCTCAAATATTAAATGCAGAGATCGTACTGTGCTATTAGATGCCGTTGTTCCAACACCAGCCCATTGCAGAGGCACCACCGATGAGCTTGTTCCGGCAAGATTTCCGTACTCATTGGCGCCAATTTGCGTTTCTGTATTCTTAACACTGAGAATGTTCCAACCTTTTCTCAGCCATGTGTTATTCCATGTGGCCCAACGGTAGCTGTTTCCATCCGGTGACACAAGGTCCGAAGTCATGAGGCGCACCCTTGGCGCATCTGCGCCGACTGGGGTTGACTCTAACCACACTGGAACCAAGTATATGTCATCGTCCGGCAGCGAAAACGGGGAAGACAAATTATTGAACGTCAATCTCTGTCCAGCATTGTCCGATGCGCCAAATATAATTTGGCATGTACCAAGACCAGTGGTAGGGTCAAGCTTTTCTTGACTAGCCGTAGCCGTCGTGTCGCCAGTGAATACTACCCCATAAGAAACCGCCCCCAAATCAGACACTGGAACAGCGCGGATAGTGGGCGGTATCTTTACGAGTCTGTTGAATCGCGTAGCATTTTCAGTTTTGCTGTGTAACGCGCTTGACTCGTGGAGGTTTGGGCCATAGTTGACTGCCACTTATTTAAGTACCTCAATTACTGCGTAGGCCAAATAGAGGTACTCACCAGCAGTATTATGCTGCAACTCAACTCGACAAGGTAATGGCGCGTTAAAATCCGTCACTGCGTCTGTCACAACAGACGACAGGCCAAAATCTACCTGATTTGTAAGGCCTCGAATTTTGTTACCGTCACATACCGCTGTGAATGCCGCGAAGCCGTTGGCGCTGTTTGTAAGTATACTTCTTCCTTGCTGGTCTGATACTCCTGTAAAGAAAAACAGGTATTTTGCACCAGCCCCTGGTGACCCTTGCCGGAACGCCGATAGCCGAAGGCGCGATCCACTTTGCAGAGACGATCCTGGCAGCGTTAGGCTGCACCCCTCCACTCTGTCAATAAACGCGTTTCCACTATTGATTGACTCGCTCGTAAAATCTACGCCAAGCGCTCCATTTGGCAGCGCAAATTGCAGCGAGTTTGCGGTCAGGTAGAGAAAGTTTTTATACCAGCCGGAAGCAAGGCTTGGGCATCCAGGAAAGAAAAAGTCGCACCCGTCGAACGTCGTAGGTGGGATTCCATGTGCGGTCGCTGTCACTGTGACGACCAGCCCGGCTCTTGTCGCTGTAGAGCCTGCGACTAAGGACGCCAACAGGCGACCGGCAGTGAGGCTCGGGAATTTGTATGTCAGCGACGATCCAATTGCAGCAAGCTCCGCTGCGAGATTGGCGGTTGTTTGTGTGGGCTGTCTTGAAAGAGACAGCGCCCTGGAGATATTGAAATCGTCAAGCGGGCTCGTTCCGGCCAGCGGGTCTTGGTCGAACACGGACGCATCTGCCACGGAAACATACCCGGAATTCCACAGAGCTTTTGCCGTCTCAATCTCGACAGACGGGTAATACGTTCCAGAAACAAGCGGCCGGCCGAAAGAGTCTGATCTACCGTTTTTTATGCAAGTAACAGCAACATTAGCCATTCTCTATACTCCAAATGCGCCGGGGAGAACCCCGGCGCTCCATGGTTAAGTCCGTCGTTTAGACTGTGTAGTACTTGCAGGCCAGCTCGGGATACGTCGCGGCCCACCCAAACAGCACATCTAGACGAGTGACTACGTTGTCGTTCGTGCCGTCGTAGAAGTCCGTCACCTTGATCGTGTAACCGTTGTGCGAGATTTGCTCAACGCGCGCGCCGGTGCCGTCCGGAGGCGTTGCCATCGGAACCATGGCGAGGGTAAACGCGTCCTCGTGGAATCCCACATTGCAGCCGTAGGAAGTCGAAGCCGCTCCCTTGATCACATACGGCTGGCCAGTCGTCGGCGAAGCCGTGACGTTCTGATATGGCCCACTGGTGACGATTGCCGGACGGATCGGGATCGACGTGGCCGCGGCGGAAACGTCCGCAGTCACCACGAAATCGGCCAGAACGCCAGTGCTCACGCGCGACTGCGGATTGACCGCATAGACGCCCGGTAGGGTGATGACCGTACCGGCCGCCAGCGTGCCGCCAGCGACTGCAACGACCGTAATCGCCGCCCCCGTTTGGCCGGCGCCGTTGATGTTCGTGGCAGTGGCTGCGCCGTTGGTATGCACCGCGACATTCTGGTCCATCGCATACGACAGGCCCAGGCTATCGACCATCAGCCCCGAGTCGAACTGCCGCCCGAGCTTTGCCTGGCCGTTGAACAGCCCGGCGAAACCACCAACCGTCGCCGCGTTCATGGCCGGGTTCATGATCAGGCCGCGCATGTTGTCGCGAGGCGCGCCCATTTCGTCGAGGCGCTGATTGATGCCGGTGATGGCCGCCAGCGACAGCGCTTGCGTCGTCGGCAGCGCGCCGGTCGGGTTCAGGCAGTTGTAGACGGCCGTCTTGGCGAGCAGCAGGCCAACTCGGTCGATCTCGTTGACGATGGTCGCCGCGGCGGCGTTGATCTTCTTCTGGATGCGCCGATCGGTGATCTGCAGCGAGCGCTCGAACAGGTTGAAGTTCAAATCCGCGCCGCCCTGCGAAAGCGTCAGCGGAACAGAGTTGTCGGCGGATGCCTGCGGCACAGAGACGCGCCCGGACCGATACGTATAGCGCGACGGCTTGCGGATGTTGATCGTCGCTCCAGGCTCGTAGCCGTCCCGCATCGACGCGCTCTGTACGGTTTCATAATCGCGATTGACCATGCCGCCGAACGCACAGTTATTTTCAATGACGGCCAAAGTTTCTTTGGCCAGAATGCTGCTGGTAAGCAGTGTATTACTCATGATTTATTGCTCCGTGATGATGTGGATTACCGCCGCCTGAATGTCGCGCCTTGTTTGCGACGTGCGGCGATGTACTGGTCCATGTTTGCAGATGCCAAGTCGACTGCCGCAGGCGCGGAAGAGCGAGCTGGCGTAATCGGCGCAGGCGCTTTGCTGGCCGGCTTGAATTGTGGCGCGGCCGGATTCGATAGCGTTGCCTCGATCCGTCCGAGTTCTCGCGCTGCCGAGAGCGGAGACAGTGCATTGATGCGCTTGACCGTTTCCGGGCGTTTGGCGAGGTGATAAGCAAGCTCCGGCCCCGATTCGCTGTCGAGCAGCGTGTCGACGACGTGCGGCGCAATTTGCACAGCCGACTTTCCTACAACTGCGTCATAGTCCGGCGTGGCTTCGCGGAATTCGCTCTGCCGCTCTGCCCAGGCTTGCGCCTTGGCTTCTGCCGCCCGCGCCTCTGCCGCCTGCGACCGCTCGGCATCGCGCCTCTTGAACGACTCGGCGACCCGCTGATCAGCTTTCCAGTCCGCCAACGCCTCGACGTATTCGTCATACGATCCGAACCTGTCAGGGATTGGCTTCTCGGTGGACTCGGCCGGCTTTCGCTCGGACGCTTCGCGCAGTCGCTGCACTTCACGCTCTGCCTCGTGCGCACGCTTCGTCAGTTCGTTGATGCGCTCGCGAGCGCTGCGCTTTGGCTTCTCCTGCGGCTTTTCCTCGCCGCCTTGGTCGTCGCCTTCGTCGCCCTCTTCGGGCTTCTCTGCGGCTTCCTGCTGCTCGGACTGCTGTAGTTCCTCGGTTACGGTTTCCGGCGCTTCACTGCTTGCGTCTGCCGGCGACGATGTTTGCTGCTCTTGTGCTTCCTGCATGGATGGCTCCACGATCAAAACTGCTGGCCGGGCGCGAATTCAGGAGGCTGGCCCGGCCCCTGCGCGATTGGTTCTTGCTGCTGTTCTTGGGTCTGCATCGCCGCGGCGTTGAGTGCTGGCGGCGGTTGCATGCTCTGCATGAGCATCGAAATCCAGCCTTTCAGCTCTTCCACGTCCTGCCGGCCGTTGGCGTTGATCTGTGCGACTCGCTCGGACGACTCGGCGCTGATGCGCGCCTTCTCGATGCCGGTCTTGGCGTCCTGCAATTCGGCTTCGAGCTGTTGGATATGCTGCTGTGCCTGCTGGACGATCTGCAGCACTTGCGGCGGAATCTGCGGCGACTGTTCGCCGTCCTCGCCGTCTTCGTCGCCGAGCAATTCGGGCGGAATCGTGCGCTTGATGCGCTCCGCGATTTCGTCGGCACCTGGCCAGTCCATCGCCGTGACAACCTTGTCGCCGGCAACGTCCATGAGCTTCGGCCAGGACTGGCCAAACGAAACCATCGCATCAGAGGCTTCCTGCCTGCGTGTCGAGTAGCTGGCGCCTGCGGATACGGTCACGTCGTATTTGCCGACCGTCAGATCGTTCAGCACCGTGCGAATGGCGCCGGTCTTCTCATCAATCTCCGGACGTTCGAGCGGTTGATTGATCGTCGTATGCGAAACCTTCTCGTCATCGCCGAGAATGCGGACGACGCGCTCCGTGTCGTAAATCCGCGGGATCATGTCCACGAGGCAGCGCCCTGCATGGCGCACCGCGCGCGTCAGGTTGTCCGAGAAGTGGAAGTTTGCGACGTTGCCCTGGCGCTTTTGCTCGCGCTCCTGAATGCCGCTTGTGGCCGTACCGCGGGCGCCGAGAGACGAATCGAAAATGCCGGTTGTTGATTTGATTTCGTCCGCGGCGTGCATCGCCATCTGCAGCACGCCAGACGGGATGTCGGCCATCGGCTGTCGCTGCGGAGGAGGCGCGAGACTACCTCCAATCGTGCGCGGCTTGTATTCCAGATACGCGAACGTCTGCACATTCGCCGCGCGCCATTTCTTCTCGTGACCCTCGAACTGTCCCTCGGCGCCGATGAATGGCGTTTTGGGGCGCAGCGTGACTTCCTCTGTCGCCGCGGTCATCCAGTAGTCGTACATCACTGACGGGCCTTTGGCGTGCCGAATCAGCCCGGAGCGAACGACTTTCGAGTCGATCTCCAGTTCCTCGCCATAGACCGGGAAAACCGGGATCCATCGGCAGGGAATCTCGGCGCGCTCAAGCACATCCGTGAACGTCGTTGAGCTGCCTGGCATGCCGACCGCGCCGCGCTCGACAGACTCAGAAGACGAGAGCTTGTACCACATGACTTTTCGGCGCCTGCTCTTGCGCTCATCGACAATCGTGACGCCGAACGGCAGTTCGATCAGGTCATCTTTCCAGCCCGTTTCGCCGTTGCTCAGGCGCACAAGCGCGGCCGGCGACTGCTCGACCCGGTAATATTCCGAGCAGAGCAGCATCACGTCGTCCGTGCCGTCGCTCTCGTTCGAGACTGCCGCCGACGCGCCGGGATGGTCGCGCTTGACTTCGGATCGCGCGATCGTGCCGTCCACAAAACAAAAATCCTGATCGCTTCCGTCAGGCTCTTTTGCGTCCGGATCCGGATGCACCGAAAACGGAGAGCGGAAGCGTTCGAACCTTGCGACTTGGTCAAATGAATCTTCGCGGTCGTACTCGGTGCGAATGCGGAAAAACCCGAAACCACAGGCGGCAGCATGGAATCCTGCGGTGTCGTATGCCGCATCGGCTCCGCTTTCGTACTCCACGTGGCGAATCAGCCCCTGCAGCACGTCGGCGGTTTTGATGTCCGCGCCATCATCGACCGGATGCACCTTGATGCCGAGCTTGTTCTGCCGCTGGTCGTTCGTAACCGTGTGCAGGAACGCTGGCAACTTGTTGATCGTGATGCACGGCCGGCGCTCAATCTCGCGCTGCCTGACAGACGCCTCGGGCCAGTGATTGCCCGCCAGCTTCTGAAAATCGTCTCGCGCCTCCTTGAGATTGTCCGCCTCGAACGCCAAGCAGCGGGCGTACCGAACGTTGGCCTCGGCGATGATGTCGTCGTCGGCTTTGCTTTTCTGCTTCATGCTGCCTCAGTGTTTGATCAGCGGATGTTGCGGCTTGCGGAGCATGACCACAACCGGATCGCCCTGGATGCGCTCGAATCCGTGCGTTGCGTACCAGCGCTCAAGGCGCGCAGTCTCTGCGTCGTCGCTGCCGTCAGGCATCAGGAACAGCGCATTTCCGGCGATGTCCGCGTCGGCGCAGAGCTTGCGCAGCAACGCATTTCCGAGGCCAGCTTTGCGGCTGTTCTCTGGGACAAATACGCTGCGCACTTCGAGCACCTTTGATCGGATGCGCGGAGGAATTGCGACGCTCTCGGCGACGATGGCGCTTGCCGCGCCTGCTCGAACCTCGCGCACGCTTAGCCCATCCATCCGCCGCTCCCGTAGTCCTGCTCGTCCTGTTTGTCGACCGGCTTGCAGCGCGCCAGGTCTCGCCCTGTGCGCACGAGATACCGAGAGGCGTCCATCAGGTGATCGTGCTTTTTCACCACGCGCCCTTTGTCGTCTCGACGATAAATCCGGTACTCGTTGATCCAGTCCTGGCAGCTCGCAAAGACCTTGAGCTTGCCCGCAGAGAGCAGCGTCCACGTGTCGTAGATGCCTGACTCGACCGCGTTATCGGCTGGCGCCAAGTCGAGCCCCATGCCGCAGTACAAATCCATGAGCTGCTGTCCGTCGTTCTGCGACCTGCCGCGGCTCGCCGGGTCAATAGCACCAGGTATCCACTCGCCGCGGTTTTTGATCGCCTGCGCATGCACGATCGGCTCTGCCTCGCCGCGGTAGTGCTGCGAGTAGAGGTACGTCGTGCCCGTCTCTCGATCGACAGCGCCCCAAATTGCCGCGGTGCGATTCCACCCCACATCGAGCCCGTAGCATCGCGGCCAGTGCTCCGCAAGCGCGAAATCCGGAACCACGATGTCGGACTCTGGCACCGGGTAAATCGCCCCGCTACCGAGCGCCGGAACGCCCCTGGTGCGCGCGTCGCGCTGAAACGGCATGTAGCTCGCGAACAGCATTTCTTTCGTGCGTTCGTCGAGATGTGGCACATCGTCCCATGTCGCCATGACTACGAATCGGCCGCTTTTCTCGTCCGCCTGCTCTCGGATGTCTCCTCCAGGCAGGAACATCATCACCACGTCCGACAGCCCCGACAGCGGAGTGAAGGTCAGCAGAAGCAGGCCTCCAGTCGTCATCGTCCTAGTCAGGCACTCCTCGTAGACGTCAGAGGGCGGCTCTTCGTCCAACCAAACAAAATCCTGTTCCGTGCCCTGAAAAGAGACTCGACCCTGGTCAAAACTCTTGAACCCGAGGCGAGAAATCTTTCCGCTCGCGTGCTTGACCTCGACCAGTTCGACGCCATCTGGCACGCCAGGCTGTGGAACGATGCGCACAATCTGGCGCCCTGGAATCATGCCAGTGCCGCGCGCAGACTTCGGCCCGAGCAGCTTTTCGACAAGGATGTCGCGAACCGTCTGTCGTGTGTCGCCGGCTGCCCATCCGCGCGTCTGCCGAGTAAATCGCTTTCCTGGCCACCATTCCGGGTAATTGCCGGTGAGGTGCAGCGCGACCTCGTATGCGCCGACTCCCTCGGTTTTTCCGACACGGTTCGCGGCCATCATCATCCGCTGCGGGTATCGAGCGCCAGCCTCGAAAAAAGCAAGGTGCTTCTTGTACAGCTCGCGACGAAGCGGGCCGCCTTCCGGGTAGAAGCTCAACCACTTGAGCAGGGACCGGCGCCGATCCTGCTCAGTCAGTAGCGCGAGCAGTTCCCGCTTTTCGTGCAAGCTCAGCGATGCGCCCATCAAGCTCCTCGTCCGGCACCTGCTCGATTGTCATTGCGACCCGATCGACGAACATCTGAAGGTGCCGCCCTTGAAGCTCGCACGCCTTTAGCGCCGCGGCGTGATTGACCATCGCCCGCTTACCTTCTTTGTCGGCAGCTTCGCGCATCGCGTCTGCCTTGATAGCCTCAATGTCGGCAAGCACCTTGTCTGCGGTGATCTGCACGCGCTCCGCGCGCTCTTTCATCGCCGCTGCGATTGCATCGGTGATTGCCGATTTCTGCATATTCTGCACGCCGCTTCGGAACGCGCTTTTCTCGCTGTACCCGGCCCGCCTTGCCGCGGCGCTAGCGTTCAAATCCTTGAGGTACTCAGCCACGAACAGCGCTTGCCGACGATTGAGCGCCACTGCGTTACCTCCAACACCTCCGTGAACGAAAAAAGCCAGCATCTCTGCTGGCTCTCTTTGGGCGCACCTCTGCCCCGACGTGCGGATTCTGCGACAGCCTCGGGCCATTGTCAAGCGCCTGATGGTTGTCAAAATTCTTCTTGACGGCTTTTCCGTTCACGACACCAGCAACCGATTATCCAAAAACGCCACCAGAAGCGCCTCGTGCGCCGCGCACAGCATCTTCTCGTAATCCCGCATCCGATAGACAGAGCACAGATACCGGCGATGAATGGCAGCCCTCTGTGCAGGCACCTTCAAACTGTCTATGCACGCATCCACAACCCTGCACCGATCCCGGTCGTCCACTTCCCTGTTCTGCTCGCCAGATTCCGCAGTAACCGCCGATCCGCCAAGGTCGAAGCCAAGCGATCGGCGAGGCGCGCCGAGGAATACCGAGTACGCCCGCTGCCACCTGGCCCAATCCTCAAGGATTCCGATCACCTTGTCGACATGCGTCCGCTTCATTTCGTCAAATCCTTGGCCTTGTACTTCCGGCACCGGAGCGCTTTCGGCTTTCCGTCGTCGCAGATTTCGTGCTCCGCACCAAAGGCCATTATCGTCTCGATTGACTGGCATCACTTGCATGTCTGCTCCTCTCGCCTGATTGCAACCGCTTCCTGGTCGCCAATTTCCCACCGCTCAAAATCTCGCAATGCCGGCCCCTTGCAGGAATTCGATTTCGTCTTCCGTGAGCTGC